TTGAAGTATTTTTAAAATATGTTGGGTCATTTGGTTCAGAAAAATAAAGAGCGGTTTTGTCCTGATAATCACCAGCAGCAAATATACGTTGGCTGTGTGGATGCCATAAAAAGTATCTACACCTTTTAATTGGTGCAAGGTCATTATCAGTAGCAGAGTTTGGAACAACCTCAGAAACAGATAGCCCATCATACTGCCAAAATTTATCAACCCCACCTTGTTTTCCTGTAAACCAAAACTTATCCTGAAAAATAAAATAGCCTATATTAGGGTCATCAAGAGCAATAATATCTGTTTTTGTGCCATCTGAATTTATTTTAGCCAATGTAGTACCAATAACTGCAAGTAAGATTGTACTGCCGTCTTTTCTTGCCCATTCAATTAATTTTTCAACAGGCGCATTATATGAAACTGTATTAATTGGTTTTGTACCAGCCCTTTTGCTTATACCACCACGTATATCCAACACTGCATTATCAGCAAGCTCAAGCTCATTATCAGCAAGATTATCCGGTGCTGCATCAACATTTAATCCGCCACGAAAATCTATATATGCTTTTATGAGCCTATCCATAGCAATCATCCCTTTATTTGCGTTTTGTATCTGCCTTGCCAATGGAATACTTCATTCTGTGCGGTTCAACCATTCTCATTCTTTCTAACACAAACATTTGTTTTAGAGTATTATATTCATTCCAGAATCCTGCCATTTCATTTAAATCCTCTTCTCTTTGTTTTGCCTTTGCTGCACAAAAAACAACAACAGCATAGTGAAATTTTTCAGGTAAACCAGACACATTCTCTAGATTGTCATATACGCCAGCAACATGCTTAAGACTGTCATAATAGCCTACTCTACATGTAAATATATTCGTTGGGAAGTGCTGAATGATTATTTTATCGCCACCTATTTTAAATCCTCTTGATATATCATCATTAGGTGGTAATTTTCTGAGCTTTTTCCCATCGGCATAAACAGATATAATCTCATAAGCTGTTGAAAGCTGTGGGTGAGAAGTAATATCTATAAAACCAAATCCCTTACTGTCGAGTGAAACGACAATATTATCAACTTCCTTATACAGCCTTGCAAAGGGTGTTAGGTCATCAAGAGCTTCATTGATAAAGTCAATCCATACTGTAACATCGTATGTTTCATCAGATAGAGTTTCCGCCTGTCTTATCACATCATTGACAAGCATTTATATCACCACCATGGCAGAGCATTTCTCACTTTTTCCCTTTTTTTTGAGGCTTTCTGCCTTGCCTTAAGTGCTTTTGTTACCGCAGGATTGCTTGATTTTTTCTCCGTTTTCGGATGCCAAATGGAAGTTACTACTGTTCTACCGCCACGAGGTCCTTTCTTTTTCAGGATTGCCAATGTAAGAACATGACCATCTACTTTCTTGCGACGATAAGCCACTACATCCTTTTTAGGTGGATTCTTGTAATCCTCCACCACATAATTTTTTGTATGCTCAATTTTTATTGCTTTTCGTTTTTTTGTCATATATATCACCACCACGGTAGCGTATTCCTGACTCTTTGCTGCCTAAAATTGCGGCTGGTATCTGTAAGATACCAATTTTGTCTATTCTCATAGTATTTTCTTTCCCAAAGTGTTGCAGAATTAAAATCGCCGAGCATTCTGTAGCCATTCATAACAGCATAGGCTATTAAAACATAATCACTGCCATCATAATAAGGCATATCATTATCGTTAACCATGTCTGTGGGTTGTGGTGTATAGTATATAACAGCCTTACCATCGGCTTTGGGAATTAAATAAACCTTGCCACCAACAAGGAAGTAATACATGGGTTTACCAACAATATCATCTTTGGGTAGCGTTTGGTATTGATATGGTTTAAGTCTAAAACCATCAAAAGATATTTCTCTTAAGATAAGGCAGTCCTGAGGTATATCAAATACACCATTAACCACACCTACTTCTTTCGTCTCTAAATACTTGCTGTCGTATGCAAGAAGTTTTTGGCATTCATTAAAAAGTCGTTCAAGTATATCGTCATCCAAAATATCTGACAGCTCAGGTGCGTAAGCAAAAACACTTCTTTTAAGTTCTAAAAGAGTCATAATGCCACCACCTTATGGCATTATCTTGAGTGGTGGCATTTCAAAAGGCTTATCAATTTTAGGTGTATAGTTCCTTGTAGACGGATTATATCCAGCATTTGCAAGCAAATCAACAACAGGAGAAGGTAGCTTAACCCATGTGTTTCTCAATATTGTGAATGTCCATCCATTTATGCAGACTTGAACAACTTTATCATGCTTATTCAAAGGGTCAAGTGGTATAAGCGTTTCAACCTGTGGGAACTGTCTTAATGCTTCAGCAGTCTGCCTCCCAAGTTGTGTAACCTGCTCTTCAAGGCTTGCTTCAATTAGATTCGGTATATCATCGCCAATATCAGGTATCTCATTTGAGGGCATTGTAGAAAGCGGTTCAGTGGTATTATTTAAACCCTGTACAACAGGATTCTTTTCAGTAGGATTCTTCTTTTGAGTTGCCATACAAATAACCTCCCATCAAATTTTTGGTTAAAAAAAGTTACTACTTAACCCCAGAAGGGATTAAGTAGTAACCGCATGTTCTATTCTCAATATAGCCAGTTCTTGCAGTCTGACAGCTGCCAGTGCTGCTTTCCAACCAACTGAAGACTGCTGATTGAGCGGGTCAGCCGTACCTGCTGAACCTAAAGGTTTAACTATTGTCTCAGGCTTTGCACTTCCTGCTATGTCAGTAACACCATAAGCATCTTTGCCTATAACAATTGTTGCATAAACATCAATGCCACCTGCTCCTGCACCTGCAAATATCGGTGCAAGTGTAGTTTCTATGAACTTAATTCCATACAGCTTGCCAAGCTCACCTTCAAAAATCCTTTCGGAACCAGCGTATTTGTTAGCGTCAACCCATGCGGGGTCTCCCATTAAGTCATAAGCTGCATCAGGATGTATAAACGCTATATAGTCATTCTTCTCATATGGTTTTACGTTGTTTCTTGCCATAATCTTTCTTGCTTTTCTTATCAGGTTTCCAGTTAAAATATTGCTTGCTCCTATATCGCTTCTCTGAACACCATTAGCATAAAGTACATTTGTACCAGAAGCCACAACGTTTCTGACGATTGTGTCCAAAGACTGAGCAGCTTGCTCACCCTGTACCTCAAGAGTCTCTGTAACGACCGGGTCAATACCGGCAAGCTGTATGAAGTCGCTTAAGAGTACATAATCACCGTACTGTTGAACAGTAGCAGTGATTGCGGTAATACTCAAGTTCGAACCGGCAGGTGGCTGACCTTCAATCAAAGGCTCCGTTATAACAGGCAAAGAGTTAAACCTTCTGAAGTTTATAGTTGCACCTTCGTTTTTAGGTATAGGTCTCTTATTCACCTGTCCGTATTTCATGAATACGAGGTTGGGAAGCAACCTTGAAAGTAATACTCTATCATAAAAAGTTTTTTGTTCAGCTGTCAGACCACTGTATGTTTGTACAGTAGCCATAAATTATCGCCCTCCTTGTAAATTTTGTTTAAAGTTCTTTAAGCTGTCCTTGCTTTGCAAGTTCTATCATCCTCTCAAATTCTTCCCGAGATAAACTCCAAATGTCTTTCTTTTGTGGCTGTGCTGACCTGCCAATCTGTACATTTGCTCTGTTTTTAGAAGCAATTTGCTGTACTGCTTTTTGTTCTGCCATTCTTAGGAGTTCACCAGACTTGGCAGCTTCAGCAACATAATAGTCATAAGCGTCTTCCCAGCTGGGAAGTACACCATATTTGTTGTAATATTTAAGCCTATAGCTTGCTACCTTCTTCTCATCAAATGGTGGTAAATATGGATTCTGTCTTCTTCTCTCCTCAACTGTTTGCTGTGCTCTGACTTTTTCCGTGTTGTCTTTCATCAAATAAAGCTCTGTATAAAGGCTTTGGAGTTGCTGCTCCTGCATAAGCATTTTCTTTGCTGCTTCAGGAGTAACCATCAAATCATTAGCAAGCTGTTCAGCCATTTCATCAATTGAGGGTTGCTGTGATGTTTGAGGTTGCGTATAAGGTGTAGAATACTGATACTGCATTTGATACTGCTGTAGAGTTTCATAAAATTTTCTGTTGAATTCTTCTTCAAGTTCTTTCTTGATTTTTTCTCTTTCCTGAGCCAATCTCTTTGCAAAAGCTTTCTCAACTCTGTCATCAGCAACCTCTTCTTCCTGCCCGGCGACAGCAGGCTCACTTTCTACGCCCGTTTCATTTTCAGTTTCAGGCTCTTCACTGTCAGGGAAATATCCTTCATCCTGATAAGTATCAACAGTCTGGTCCTGCTCAGCGGCGACCTGAGCATTTTCTACGCCCGTATATTCTTCATTCATGTCATTACCCTCCTTAGCAATTTTTGCAAAAATAAAAAAGCTGTACTCTTATGTACAGCCAACATCACTTTTTAAATTTCTTGAGAGGCATTACAGTGCCTTCTTTTTCTTTTTTGGTGGTGTCATAAGCTCAAGCTCATCTGGCGTTTCAGTATCATTCATTTGCATTTTCTTTGTAACAGTATTGCCAGATGTTTTTACTGTTGTTTTTTTACTTTTCTTAGAGACTTTCTTCCTCTTGCCCATCATTTCTTCCCCTTTCTAAGCTTTGATAATGTCAAAGCAAGTCTGGCACGTCTTGCAGTTGTACCACTGCCTTTCGCTTTTTTCTTGAGCCATTCCTTGCTTATAGTACCTTTGCTGGTAATTGCCCCTTCTTTTGCTGCCTGTGCTCTTAATGCACCGGGATTCTTTATTGCTTTCTGTATCCAATTCTTGTTACTGCTTTTCTTTTTAGCCACCTCCTTCACCTCCTCCTTGAAGTCTGCCAATAGATACATTCTGTTGTGGCATAGGTTGAGGAGGTGCTTGTGTTGTACCTCCCTGAACTGTAGCCTGTAAAAGTTGCTCAAGTTGTGCCTGCTGTTTTTGCTGCATTCTCTTATGGAGGATTTTCTTAGCATACGGGAATATATCTTCTGGCAGCATTTCAAGATATTCCTCCGGTTCTATAAGCCCAAGAGATAATAGCTTATCAAGATTGGAAATAAACAAAGCTTTTGAGTACGGTGAAGATACACCAGCACGTACATTTACGTCAAACTTCATTTCTCTATAATCAGTACCTCTAAACCAAACCAATGTTTCCTGATTATCAGGCATAATAACACGTACAAGTCTTTGTTCTGTTATAAATTCTGTCCAAAAGGCAAGCCATAATTTACCCACATCCTGAAGTGTTCTGTGGAATCTGCGTTGTATACTCTTTATTGTTATTCCTGCTGCTTCCTGAAGTGCTATTATCGCACTTGCGTTCAATTGTGCTGATGGAGCTTTACCAGCCCATGCGTCATGAACTCCTGTTACATCCTTCATCTCAGCCACAATCTTATCCCTGAGCAAGTGCAGATACGCTGGCAATGGCGGTGGCGTCATGTAATCAACCGCCCAGCCACCAAGCGGAGCATTATCCTCTATTAATGCACCGGGGTCATTTGTGATATTTCTCGGGTCTATATACTGCCTCTTGTACCTTATGTGAGGCATGCCAAGTTCGTAAGCTGACCAGAGCATTATAGCGTCAAGCCTGTTAATCTGCTTTTGATTGTCTATCATATCAGCACTTTCTGGCTTACCCCAAAAACTCTTGGGTTTTGGATACCATCTGAATACCGCAAAAGGATAAAGCCCATGCTGATAAAATCTCTCTTCGTATCTCAGAATTTTCCCCTGACACTCAACAGCATAGTTAAGGATTTTCTCTCCGGTCTTTTCATCGTACTCCTTCCACCAGTAGTGCAATATTGTAACCTGCTCACTTTCATCCTGCTGTTTTTGATACTGCAAATCATAAACAAATGTTTCACCTGTAGCAGTTTCTAATTCGGGTTTTATTGCTTCTAAATCCTCTGCTCTGGCAAAGTCTTTGTAAAAATGCTTTACGTCGCCTATATTTCTTCTTTCTGCGACTATAATCCATGGCTGGGTTTGAATACCGGGGTCGTCTGGATTGCCCGGAAAAAACATTGTCGGATGAATTTCTTTCCCGACGATGTCTCCTATGTAAGCGGAATATCCCGGAACTCCTCTTAAAATTATATTGTCCCATCCCATATACACTATTGCAGTGCCAAGCCTTGCTCCTGTCCTTACAAAATCCTCACACAATTCTTCAAGGGTCATATCCTCATCATTATCACCTAAGTTCTGCGCCTGATACTTTGCCATGGCTGTCAGTACATTTGCTGCATCTTCAGCAAGCTGCTGGTTTGGATGTCCGTCCCTTGCAGTGTAATATATCTCAGGCATATCAGACAAAACAGCTGAGGCTTTTCTCTCTATGATTTCGGCAAAATGATTTGTAACAGGTCTGGGCAATAACTCTGTCTGTTTTGTCGGATTAGCCCAATGCTTACCCTCCCAGAAGTCTTCATACTCCTTCCATTGGTCCAAGAGTCCTAGGTTCTTTTTGTGCTGTAAAGAAGCGTTGAACCTTTTGCGTATCTTGTCGGCAAGAGCCTGACTGTCTATCTTTTTTTTCAACTTCTCTTCTGCCATTATTCTTCACCTCTGCTTTCACCAAGCCACCATTCCCTGAGCATTCGCCTGGATGCTTTTAGCTCTTCCTCAGTCGTCGGTTCTTCTGCGGCAAATTTATTCTGCACAGGATTGTCTACTGGCTTTACCTCATTCTGAGAATATACATGTCCATAGACAGTTTCGGCATGGTGTTTCTTGAGATATAAAAAAACAGCACTGCCTATAAATCCACCTGCAAATCCACCAACAAGGGCAAATAAAAAGATAAGTCCTACCATTTCCATATTTCTGCTAAGCCTCCCCCTTTTAATCTTGCCAGTTCCTCGTCTGTCATAAGCTGCCACGGTATGGGTTTTGTCTTTTCTGGCTTTGTGGCGCTGCCTGAATGCCATGCAGCTATGCCGTATGTCAGAGCGTCATACCAATGGTCTATACCTGATTTTGCTACAGTTTCAGGGTCATTTTTGTCCGCTTCGAGCATTGGAAGTGTTTCTATGAGTTTTTTGCAAGTTGTGAATATTCTTAATTTTGCTTTGTATCTGCCGTCGTTCTCATCTCTGTACGGTTTTAGGTACTCATGCAGGATAGACGTGCGTATCTTCCTGCTTTGTGGTCCATGTATTGTCTTGATTATGCCCCACTTGATACCGCCTTCCATGTAGTAGTCGACAATGGACTTGCCGGTCTCTGGATGGGGGTTGAAGGCGTCCATTCCTGTAACAACAAAATCTATCTCCTCATCGCCCGTAAGCTCCACAACAGTCCTTGCCTGTTCGGAATAAGGGATTCTTTCGCCGTCCTCGTTGGTGTATTCACGATAGACATAGACGTTGCCTAAATCATCTACGGCTAGCCAGTACCATGCGAAGTGGTCCGCATAGCCGGGGTCGTTTGCAATCCATTTCCGCCACCATTGTGGTATAGGAAACGGATGGACTGTGTGGATTTCGGGGCGGAACTCCTCAAATACCTGTCCTGAAAAGACATCCCAATCGCCTTCTAGGTACATGCGTCTAAGCTCGTCTGGTAATGCAGAAAGGCGTTTTACATAGTCCTCAGGGTTGACATATGGATTGTCATGTAAATTGGCAGGGACAAAGCGTCTTGTGAGCTTTGTGTCGGGGTCAGTATAAGTTTTGTCTCTAGCAGGAAGTACAAACCTGTCTCTCAAAAATTTATGCCCAACTCCGCCCGGGTTGCTTGCGAGACGCATATACGTTTTTACGTTTTTAGTGGTACGCAAGCGAGACATGAGGAATTTGTACTCGTACTCTGTGAATTGGCTTGCCTCGTCTATGCAGATATCTTCAAATTCAGCTGATTGGTAACGAAAAAGGTCGTTTGTGTATTCTGCATAACCAAACTGCAACGTACTTCCGTTCCAAAAATCCCATCGCTTGTGTTGCTCGCTATATTTAGCAAGCTTGCGTTCAACAAGAGGGGCAAGCCATTCTTTGCTTACCCGGATGTGGGACATTTCTAATTCGGGGTATGTGCGCCGTATGAGCAAACCATGACTGCCAGGTATCTGCAGTCTGCGTGCGATACTAAACATAAGAAGTGCAGCAGATTTACCGCCACCCGCCGCGCCACCGTAGAGCACCTCATCTTCAGTTGACAGGAGGAACTGCATTTGCTTCTGCGTTGGTACAGGAAGAAGTCTTATAACGTCCCTTTTTTCTTCATTTTGTATTTCTTTTTTTCTTTTTTTACTCATGTGTATCCCCCGCAAACCCGCATGAATACTGGCTTTGAAGCACCTCGCTTAAATTTGGCTTATAATCGCTTTTGAAATGGTGGCGAATATTTTCATGTCTGCGTAAAAAATCGAGGCTTATAAGGCAAATTTAGGCGTCTTAATTTGTAGAGATTGTTCTGAAAATTTCGTCTAATACAGCTAATCTTGCAACATGAAGGATAGGCAACGTAATTCCTGCACGAGCTTGTCTTGTTTTTCTATGTCTTTTTCGTCTATTACTTCTCTCAGTCTTGCCAATGTGATATAATAAACGAAATTTTCTATCTCTGTACTTTCTTTTGCGAGTTTTTGCCATTCTTCCGCCGTCCTTTCGATTGCTTTTTTGATGAAATTCTCTTTATCATAGACAATCATTATGTTTTGTTCTCCTTTTGTGGACTTCTAATTATACGAAATTAAAATTTCGTATAATTTAACACTTTCAAGCATTAAAGTGAATCGCTGGTTTATTCTGGTTTTGCTTGTGTGATTTCTCTCTGTTTTGCGTGGAGGTATCCTAGGACGTCATAACGATAAAATCTCTTGTTGCCTCTGTAATTTTTATCACAGCTGGAAATTATTTTTGTGCTGTTTTTGATGTGTCCACTCTACGGTGGACTATCGACTCGAGATTTTGCGATACGTGTTCATGATACATGGACATTTTCTGAATTTTGCGATTATTGTTTTTCCAATTTTTCGCCCTTTTCTGTAGTAACTTCTGGCAATTTGAAGGATAATTCTATCTTTACATCGCCTGCAAGTGCAAGGTCGATATTGTCTTTTTTACCAAAATCAGCAGGATAACGTCTTTCCAACCACCATGCGGCGGCTTGCCAATTTTTTTCTGCGGCTTTCGTAATTACTGCAACGTGTTTTCTCACAGCTTCTTCTTCAGCTTTTTTTACAGCTTTCGCAAAATCAGCAAAAGGCTGTTTCCCTTTTTCTCCTGCTGCCATCCACCTTGAAAAAGTCGTTTCATCTATTCCTGCCAAAATTGCTGCAGTCCTACGAGGATTACCTTCTCGCAAAAT